TGGCAAACCGTCGCGTTCGGCTATCCACATGCCGATGTTTGGGTTCTGCATCGCCCCGGTAACAAACGTTGCCGTCGCTTGTGGGTCTTCGCCAACCAAAGCGCCAAGCGGAGACGCGCTGATAAACGCCTCGCCCATGAATGTGTACGCGGCCAAATCGTCAATGGTTGCCGGGCGCACAACAATTGTCACAGGGTCAAAACTCCGAGGTCCGTCAACGACGCCATGTCGGCTTCGGTCAGGCCGTGCTCGGCTAGGAACAGTTCGTAGTCGGTCACGGCAACACATCTGGCGGCAGGTTAGGATCGGTGAACGTTTGCGTCGCGGGGTCGTAAATAAACCCCGTGGAGACGTAATAGTCATTCGGCAGCACGATAGCCGTTGTGCCAACCGGGGCGGTACAGGTGTTGTCCCACACGATCAGGTTCACAACAACATTAGCCGAATTGATAAGCGCCGCTTTCATCAGGTGTACTCCCAAATACGGATCATACCTTGAAACCCTACGCCGCCAGAGTTACCGTTAGTGACGCCGCCCGCGCCGCCGCCGCCGTACCCCGTTGCAGCGGACCCTACGCCTGCGCCCGCACGCCCCGCAGCGCCGCCGCCAAAATAACTGGAACCGCCATTTCCGCCGGTAGACGTTGAACCTGCAAGCGCGGAGCTTGCGCCACCTTGCCCAACCATATTCAGATCGCCATTCGTGGCCGTTCCGCCAGCGCCGCCGTTTGTGATCAGTACACCGCCTACGCCGCCGCCGCCGGTAATTGTGGTCGCGCCGACAACAAAGGTCGTATCGCCGCCGTTACCGCCTGTGGCGGCCGAGGCCGAGGTGCCGCCCGCGCCGATGGTGTACGCATAGGGTGTGCTGGCGGTAACGGTGAATAGTTTTGCCGCCGTGCCCGCGCCGCCCCCACCGCCCGCACCTGAGTTTAAGCCGGACCCGGAGCCGCCAGCGCCGCCGCCGCCACCGCCCACCGCCTCAACGTATATGGACGTACAATTGGCAGGCGTTGTGTAACTGGTTCCAGAGGTCAGGATCTGCGGCGCGCGAAGCAGTCGTCCGCTGTTGGCCGAAGACGCCCACGTCGTGCCGTTGCTGGCCAGCACATTACCAGACGTGCCCGGCGCGATAAGCTGGACCGCGCTCGTGCCGTTGCCCAAAAGGACATTGTTAAGCGTTAGCGTGCTGCGGCCAGTGCCGCCGTCTGCCGCGCTGATGGCCGTCACAAGGTTAGAGACGGACCCACCGTAAACGATATTGTTCATAAGCTGGAACGTGGTGCCGTCGTACTGCACCAAGGCCAGCTTGCCAACTTGGATGTCACCCGCCGACAAGGCCACGGTGCCGTTTTTGGTAATTGACTTTGTCGCCAAGCCGTTAATGCTGAGCGTTGCCGCCGCCGTGTTGGTGTTAGCCGCAACAAAGCTGTACATCGCGCCAGCCGCGTAGGCGGTGATGGCCGGGGTGGCGTTAGCCGCGATGGCATTTGTGCCGGTGACGCTGCTCAACAGCGAGTTGATGCTGTAGGGGTCGTTGATGGCCGGGAGGCCGTCGTAGGTGCCAACCAGCACGTTGACCGAGGTCTGGACGATGAACTTGTAGAGCGTACCAGCCGTTAACCAAATCTCGTTGGGCGTGCGCCCGGCAGCGTCCAAAATGATCGGGTTCGTGTTGGCGACCGCGCCGGTCGAGGTTGTGTAGGTTGCCAGCGGCGTGGTCGTGCCAGCCGCGTAGGTGTAGACCTTGCCGCCGGTCAGCGGGTCGCCGTTGTCGTCGAAGAACTGCGCTCCAGCGCCGGCAAAGGATGACAAATTGTAAGAGGTCATGTGTCCGTCCTATGCTATCTGGGTTACGTTCAGAAGGATGCTGGCGGCAGACGGCGCGGTTATGGTCGTGTTAGCAGCAATCGTACGAAGCTGCGCTACCCCGCCAAAGGAATTACCGTAAAATTCTATATACGCTGCGGCCGGAAGTTGCAACGTAAGGTCAAGGGTGTGGGTGCTGTACGCTTCCGCGCTGCCACCCGGTCCGAACACGGTGACGTAGCGCAGGGAGCCTGGCACGTCCACGCCGCTGACGCGCACCCACAGGGCGAGGGTGTACGCCGTCGTAGTGTTGAGGTTGTAGAGCTGGAACGAGGCGTTGATGGAGTACAGCCCGGCGTTGGCGACCGTCACCTGCGATGACGCCACCGACACGCCGCTGCTCAGCGCGGTGTCCGTGATGGACACCCGCGTGGTGGTGTTCGACACCCACGTCGTCGTCTCAAACCCGCTGAACGTCCCGTAGGCAAACGAGGTCAGCCGCACGATCTGCTCGTAGACGAAGTTGAAAAACCGAAACCACTCGCGGGTGATGATCCCGCCTTCCTTCTCGGTTATCGGGACGCGCGGTGCCGGGATCTGGCTGTCGTTAAGCATTGGTGCCGCTCGCGATCAGCTCCGCGCCCATGATGTAGATCGGCACCGGGTCCGTACCGGATATCTCGTACACGCGGTCGCGGATCTTCAGCGTCATGCCCAGCCTGCGCCAGAACACGCGCTTGCCGTACGCGCCAATGGCCCCCATCGAGGACCAACGCTCGCGGCTCCAGGTATGCCCTCCGTCGTCCGAGAAGCGCATCATGACCTGCGGGTCGCTGCCCTGCCCGCTGTTGAGGCCCACGCCCGACTCGCAGTCGAGCTGCAACGTGTGGTTAGCCACACGCTTGAGGTTGTTCTGGCCGGTTGGCAGCGCCCGCCACGAGCGCAGCCACCGCTGCGTCTGGTCGTCGTCGGCGTAGAGCGTCAGATCGTAGGCGTAGAGCTTGCCGTTCTGGTAGTCGCCCACGATGGTCTCGTCGCTGAAGAACATCTGCGCGGCCGCGCGCTGGCGGGTGAAGGCCCCATCGTTGAAGCCCGCCCGCTCATGCCACGCCTGTGTAGCTACATCGTAGACCCACGTCGCGTTGGCGGACGGGAACGACAGCACGTAGAAGGCGTGGCCGTCCTGCTGGTAGGTGTAGGCCGTGGCGTCAGCGATGTTCTCGTACTGCTGGATCTGCCACTCAACCGCGTGCGTGCTGACGCGCACGCCCGTGTAGCCGTTGGCGCGGTAGACGATGCCCTTGCCGCGCGCGTCAGCGCCCAGCCAGAACAGGGCGTTGTCAAGCTTGGCGACCGAGAACGTCGCAGCGCAACCGATCTCGTTGAACGCGCCTTGGATGCGCTGGAGAGGGAACGCGGCCGCACCGGAATTGTACCAGACCTCGACCGAGTTGGTGCCGAAAAGCCACACTTCGGAGTGATCCACAATTGACGAAATCAGGCCGTCCGGGTCGCCTTCGGCGCTGGCGAAGTCCAGCGGATCAATTGACGTGCCATCCAGAAGCTGCGTGACCCACACCTTCTGGCTGTTGGGTTCGATGAAGACGAAGTAGCCGCTCAGATACGAGACGGTCAGCGCGCCGGGAAAGTCCGGGTCGGTAATGGCTCCGAACGCCAGCGTGCTGTTGTTGTAGATGTAGCTGGGGCCACCGCACGCGATGAAGAGCTGGATGCCGTTGTCGGCCATCGACACCGGACCGTCGTTGGCAACCGTGCCGAGCAGCACGGTGTTGTACGCCGGGTCCATGCGGTAGAGTTCGTTGCCCGACACGACGTAGGCGAAGTTGCCGTAGGCGTGCAGTCCTCTGATAGGACCAAGGCCCACCGTCACCAGCCGACGCAGGCCGGGCGCACGCTGGAGGAACGCCGCCTGCTTGCCGCCTTCGGGTACGATCTCTGGAAATAGATTGACCATACGGTTGTCCGCAGCGTTGACGCTGCGGGCTACGTACGCAGAGCCAAGGATGGGCGTCTGCATTAGTAGTTTCCTGCAAAAATATTGTAGCGCTGTCTCGTTCCGACGATGCTGTAGGGCAGCGACATGATGTCGTCAGGGTTGTTGATGCGCTTCAGGTTGCGCTTGGACGTCATCGCAATGCGCGACACCGTAGGCGGCGGCTCGATGCCGAACTCCGGGGCGAACTCGCAAGCCAGATTGTAGCGGAACGCGCGGAGGTAGCCCGGCGGGAAGGTCAGCGCGGTAGCCAGCAGCGCCGGCTGCGTCAGCTCCTCAACCGAAACGAAATGCCACTCCAGCGTCTTGGTCGGCACCGGGTATACGTACATCTCAACGTCAGGGTAGGTCATGTTGACCCAGATCACCTGCGGGTAGGTGCTGGTGACAGTCTTGACGGCGATGCCGTTGTACTGCTGCTGGTTGAGGATCTTGATGCCATAGGAGATGCCGCTGGCCGGGTCTTTGAAGTAAGTCGAGTCATCCAGCAGGATTGGACGGTTGCCGACAAAGTTGCCGGTCGGCCCCAGCGTGCGCGAGATAAAACCGGGCAGCCAACTGAACACTTGGTCCTGCGTGCAGAACACGCAGAGGCGCTCGGTGTTCCACGAGTCAATCATCTGGTTGAGCGCGTTCAACGCATCCTGCGACGTGGCCGCAGACGGGGTTTCGCCTTCGGCTAGGACGCCGAGGAGACGAAGCGTC